CAGTGGCGAACAGGAGGAGTATGAGCGCCAGCAGATAGAGATTGCCCGTTTAAACGAACAGGCACGGGAGACAGAACAACGCATGGCAGAGGTTGCCCAGACCTACGCCCAGACCTTGAAGAAAGCCAACGATGTTGCACGGATTAAAGAAATTAAGCTTCGTACTGATCTTGCCTCTGGCGAGCGCAAGTTGTTCATTCCTGTCAAAGCGCCCGACTGCCCCATGTCAGTGTCCGAACCATCCGCCCCTGCCAGTGGAGATACAGAAACAAGAGCCGAGCTTGACGGACGAGTTGCTCAAGCTCTTGTCGATCTCACCGCCCGAGGCGACCAAGCCATCCGGCAACTCAACACCTGCATCGACCAGTACAACCAAGTGAGGAGTATGAAATGACCCAGTTGACCGCCAATTTCTCCCTGCACGAACTGACCAAATCTGAGACCGCCCTGCGCATGGGCTTGGACAACACCCCCGGGCCAGTTGAAACGGAGTACCTCAAAATCTTGGCTGAACGAGTCCTCCAGCCCATCCGCGATCACTTCCAAAAAGGTGTCAAGGTGAACTCTGGGTATCGCTCTCCTGACTCAAATTCAGCAGTCGGAGGGTCTCGTACCTCAGACCATTGCAAGGGCCAAGCAGCCGATATAGAGATTCCCGGCGTACCCAACGCTGAACTTGCGCAGTGGATCATGGATAATCTGGACTACACCCAGTTGATTCTGGAGTTCTACACCCCCGGCATTCCTGACAGTGGTTGGGTGCATGTGAGTTACAACCCAGACAACTTAAAGAAGCAGGAGTTGACCGCCATGAAAGTCGCTGGTAAAACGCAATATGTTCCCGGACTTGTAGCCTAATCATGCCGCTCCAAAAGCTCGCCTTTCGCCCCGGTGTAAACAGAGAAAACACCTCGTATGCCAATGAGGGTGGCTATTACGCATCCAACAAAATTCGGTTCCGCTCAGGTCAACCAGAAAAGATTGGCGGGTGGGCAGCCGACACGGGTACAACTGTATCTACGTTAAAGCCCCCAACGGGTACGCTGTGGGGTGTTGCTCGGGGTATGTGGAACTGGCTTAATTTGACAGGCTACAACCTGTTGGCGATAGGTACAAACCTCAAGTACTACATCCAAAACGGGCCAAACGGTTTGGTGTACGACGTTACCCCATTGCGCTTTACCACTGGCGCAGGTGAAGCCACCTTCGCCGCGACCACAGGGTCACCAATCATCACAGTCACGGACATTGCCCACGGTGCGCAGGCAGGGGACTTCGTTACATTCAGTGGCGCGGTTTCACTGGGCGGCAATATCACTGCCGCCATCCTGAACGCAGAGTTTCAGATCACCAGCTACATCAGTTCCAACCAGTACACCATCACAGCTTCTGTCAACGCAAACAGCAGTGACTCGGGCAATGGTGGGGCATCAGTGGTTGCCGCATACCAGATTACAACGGGTGTAGATATTTACTCTCTGAATGTGGGTTGGGGCGCAGGTACTTGGGGTGGTATCGTTTTTGGTACAGCAACAAACCAACTCGACGGGGCGATAAACGACTCCGTCACCACAATCACGGTGGATGACACAACTGCGTTTACAGCAGCCGGAAACATCCTGATTGACTCAGAAAACATCTCTTACACAAGTAAAAATTCAACGCAATTCTTGGGTTGTACCCGTGGGTTGAGTGGTACAGGTTCAGGCGCAGCCGCCTCCCATGCCGACAATGCAATAGTGACGCAGTCCACCACATTCACGGGCTGGGGTTCCCCTGCGGCTACAGGTATCGGCATTCAACTTCGTTTGTGGAGCCAGTCAAACTTTGGCGAAGACCTGATCTTCAACCCCCGTGGTGGTGCGCTGTACTACTGGGCAAACGCCGCATCTGCCAGCACATTTAACCGAGGCCAATACCTTGGCCCAAGCACCGCTATTGTTACAAAGTCCGGGACGATTACCACTGACTCATCTTGCCCAACGGTCGCCAACTTTGTCATGGTGTCCGATGCCTCAAGGTTTGTTTTGGTGTTTGGGTGTAACGACTACGGCAGCGCCGTCCAAGACCCGTTGCTGATACGCTGGTCTGACCAAGAGAGTTTTGCTACATGGTTTCCGGCAGTGACCAACCAAGCAGGTAGCTACCGACTGAGCCACGGTTCACAAATTGTGACCGCCATGCAGACCCGCCAAGAGATTTTGGTACTGACGGATTCAGCCATTTATTCCATGCAGTACCTTGGCCCACCGTATGTCTGGAGCTTCCAGATCATGGGCGACAACATATCTATTGCTGGGCCAAATGCGATAGCAACCGCTAACAACATCACGTACTGGATGGGTACAGACAAGTTCTACATGTACTCCGGTCGGGTGCAGACCCTGCCGTCTACCCTGCGTGAATACGTGTTTAACGACATCAACCTTGAGCAAGCGTTTCAGTTCTGTGCTGGCACAAACGAGGGATACAGTGAGGTATGGTGGCAGTATTGCTCCGCAGGCTCATCCGTGGTTGATCGCTATGTGATCTACAACCACTTGGAAAACACTTGGTATTACGGCGACTGGAACAACTACCAGAATCTAAACCAAGGCCGCACAGCATGGCTGGACAGTTCCCTTCGCTCATTCCCAATGGCAACTACATACGGCGTGGCAGGGGGTAGCTCAAACGCACAGCTTGTGTACCATGAGAGCGGAGTGGACGACGGCACAGTAAACCCATCCGTGCCGATTGTGGCGCAGGTGACTTCCTCTGACTTTGACATCGGGGATGGACACAACTTTGGGTTTGTCTGGAGGTTGATCCCTGACTTGACGTTTGACGGATCGAATGTGAACCAGCCAACCGCCATGTTCACGGTACTGCCTCGCGCCAACTCTGGTGCGCCGTACGGGAACTCAAACAACCCTGATGTGGTCAGCACACAGAACTACCAGAACACCAGAACCTACGCCATCCAAGAGTTCACTCAGCAGGTGTATGTACGGATACGTGGTCGTCAGATGGCGTTCAAGGTAAGTTCAGATGAGCTTGGTGTCCAGTGGCAGTTGGGTGTACCTCGGATTGACATCAGGCCCGACGGAAGACGCTGATGGCTACCATCATCAACCGATACCGCCCAGTCGTCCAGCCTCGACTGCCAGCGGCTCCAACCGAATACAGCCCTGAGTTTATCGAGCAGTATTCAAACATTCTGCGTCTGTATTTCAATCAACTGGACAATTTGACAGGGGTTGTATTGGGCGAGTCCGGCGGTCGGTTTATTCGTTTCCCATACGGAGCGTTTTCAAGCGACCAAGATCAGACTGCCACGGTAAACACCGCCACACTGATGACGTTTAACACCACGGACTTTGCCAACGAGGTGTCAATCAGTTCGTCGCAGATCACGGTGGTGAATGCAGGCATATACAACCTCCAGTTCAGTGTGCAGTTCCAAAACACAGACACTGCTTTCCAAGATGTTTACATCTGGCTAAGACAAAACGGGGTAGACATTCCGGGGTCAACAGGCTTTGTATCCGTCCCAAACAGACACGCCGGAACAGATGGACATTCCATCATTGGCTGGAACTACTTTTTGAACATGGCAGCAGGCGACTACATTGAGATTTACTGGTCTGTGCCTAACGCCGCTGTAACCATCCAGCATCTTGCCGCATCAGGAACCCCAACCAAGCCGTCTACCCAGTCTGTGGTAGCCACACTTTCGTTTGTCTCCGCGCTCTCAACATGACCCACACAACCAGTACCCCCACTGACTACGTCCAGTTTGACGAAGTCGACGACATTTGGATTCGTTCATACACCATTGAAAAAGCGGGTTGCGGTTTATCCCAACACGTCCACGAACACCCTCACGCCACCCTTGTTTCTCGGGGCACTATTCAAGCTTGGCAGGACGGGGAAAATATCGGACAATTCACTGCCCCTGCGGTGCTCACGATTCCGGCTGGCAAAAAACACATGTTCAAAGCGCTGACAGATGATGTGGTGCTTTGTTGTCTA